TACATCTTCACTCGTGCTGATGAGTGGATCTGCTACGATTTGCACGATATCTCCGCAAAACTGACTGAAATCCCTGCTGGATCTGTCACAGACAGTTGAATAACTGGCACAGGGGACGCTAAAACGTCCCTATATGCCCTTACAATACGTTCATACGCAACCAAGCAATGGAAACCACCTTCGCTGACTTCGCTGCTACACAGCAGGCACGCAATGACATTCAACTGAAAATTGTTGAGCATTGTCTCACATTGTGCGACAAACTGATGGAAGATTTTCAGAAGCGTTATTCTTCACGAACAATGAAGTTTGAACTTGATTCTTCTGGTCGTAAGTATCATAAAATCTGGCATGAAGGTTCCTGCCACGCTTTCATTGATAAGAAGACTGGTGAAGTTTACAAGCCAGCATCTTACAAGGCACCTGCCAAGATTGTGCGCTATCGTTTGCTTGAGATTGCATCGCGTGAAGAGTGCTTCAATCGCGCAGATTGGGCAGGTTCATATCTTTATGTTCGTTGATTATGGATTATACTAAAGAACAATTAGTTGATGCACTTGTGGCAGAGTGGGACTATCTCTGCCACGATGATTATGACCCAGAAGATCTAACATCAGAAGAATATCGTAAGGAGATGGAAGAACTTACAATCGAAGAATTGATTGAAGAAACATCAACTGGTGAGGGTTACACACTTGAAGAGTTTATGGAGAATTGGGTATGAATGTATGTTATGATCGATGGGTTGTCTCATGGAAACGTGAGAAGAAAAATGGTTACTCTTCAACTCAACAAGTTGTAGTCTATGGAATTGAAAATGTTGAACACGTTATCAACACAATGGTTCCGACAGATGACTGGAGTGTAACACCAGCATAAATTATGGGAAGACCTAAACTAATCGGACCATTGACTGCTTCTGAAACCATAAAGAAGAAGCAAAGAAAACAGTGGTATCTAAAACACAAAGAACTTAGCAAACAAAGAGCAGCAGAATCAAAGATTAGGACACAAGATTGGTTCAAATCAATCAAGTCTCAAGAAAAATGTTCTGAATGTGGACATTCTGTTTATGAAGACTTGGATTATCATCATAAAGATCCTTCCACTAAAATTACAACTGTATCTGATATGGTTGGAAGATATTCAAGAAAAAATATCTTAAATGAAATAAAAAAATGTAAAGTTCTATGTAAAAACTGCCATATGAAACATCATTACAATTATCCTTTTCATTGATGACTGCTAAAGAAAAACTTTTATTTGTATCATCGTTCATTTGGTTTCTACACTGGGGCACATGTCTAGCATCTATCATTCTGGATACGGTTATTCTAAGATCATCTGCGAGGATGTTACCTCTTGGTTTCTGAATAACTTTTTTCCACGCCACAAAATTGATGTGGATATTATTCATCGTGGATTGAAAAGTGAACAAGTCGTCGGTTATTGTGATGTTGTGGGTCATAACTATCGCCCTCGTCACTTTATGATTGAACTTCAGACTGATATGAGTAAGGAAATGTATATTAAGACTCTTTTGCACGAACTGACGCACCTGAAGCAGTGGGTAGAGGGTTCTTTGCATTTTCGGAGGGGAAAATTGTGTTATTCTACTGAACCAGTGGAAAATTGGTCTTATGAAGATCAACCACACGAAATTGAGGCAAGAGAAGAAGAAGTAAGGTTATATGATTGGTATATGAGTGATACTTTTGGTGTGCCAGATGGGAAAATGGCACAGAGGTTCTGCAACCGTCTGTGTGCTGCTGTATGATTACGGAGTAATCGCAAGATATCAATGCTCAAAAAACAAGTTTTGAGAATTGTGGGTGAAACCGCAATGGGGGTTGACAACAAACTTGACCGTATGGAAAAGTTTGAAGTTTTTTGCCGAGTCTGTGATGGTCTACTTGACGATGGTAGAATCACTACAGCACAACATTTTGCCTGGACGGAGGTTTTCTGATGACACCTGAAGAACAGTATCGCTCACTCTACGAGGATATGTACCACCTTTGTGAAGAGCAAGGGTGGGGAGATCCTTTCAGTTATGCACGTTCGCGTGAGATTCACATGGCAGGGATTCTAGGGCATCGCATCGCTGATGACTATAGTGGGGCTGATGCTTTCGATCAAGATGGTGGCGCTGAGTATAAATCAACTATTGCAAATTTTATCAATGCAACGTATAATGGTATTAGTGTTCAAGACACTTGGGAAGAGCAAGAACGCTATCTGATTGAAGATAAGATTGGCAAATATCGTAATCACTATTATGCACGATATGAAGGTGGTAAGATCGTAGAAGTGTGGAAACTTAATTGTGATGATGTTCTGAGTATTGTTCTTCCTAAAGCGAAGAAACAATATCCTAAAAAGAAGAATGGTAATGCCAAAGATCCCCGTATTGGTGTTACAATCTCTAAGAAAGAGATTTATGCTGTTGGCACTTGTATCCTAGGTTGAATATGGACTCTAAAGAACTTATGTACTCATCAGGTAACAATGATGAGTGTTACACACCAGATTATGCTGTTACTCCCATCCTGAAGTATATTCCAAGGGATGCAAAAGTATGGTGTCCATTTGACAAGGCAGAGAGTGAGTTTGTTAAGCAAATTTCACAGACTCATAGTGTTGAATACTCTCATATTGATGAGGGTAAAGACTTCTTTGCCTATGAACCTGTTCACTTTGATGTAATCGTATCAAATCCTCCGTTTACAAACAAGCGTAAGTTCTTTGAGCGGGCATTGTCATTCAACAAACCATTTGCGTTGATTATGACTAACACTTGGTTGAATGACTCTGCACCAAAGCAGTTGTTCAAGGATAAGGATCTGCAACTGTTGATGTTTGATAAGCGAATGAAGTTTCATTCTCCTGATGGTAGATCAAATGATAAGATTACGTTTAGTAGTTCATACTATTGCTGGAACTTTCTACCAAAACAAATTATAATGGAAGAACTGAATGTGCCAAAGAGCAAACTGGCACAGAAGACGAGGAGTAAGGCAGTCTTGCCTGTATGATTACTTCAGTTCAACCAAAAGCAATGGACGACTTTCTAACTGAAATTCAAGACACTCCTGGTGAGATCTTTGACATTCCTGAAATGCAAGATCTTTACAATGAGAAAAAGTTTGATCTTGAAGAGTATCTAAACGCTGATTACGATTACTAATTCCATTCATCATTTCATTTCACTTCATTTTCAGTTATGAACTCTAAGCAACTTGACGAACTCAAAGCAAACTATGCCTCTCTTATTGTTGAGGGTATGGATATGACCTCTCTTGAACAATTTGCTCAAGAGATGGTGGAGGAGAATATGAAAAACTGGACTGAAAATGATGTAAAGAGTGAAATTGTGGATTTTTATGGTGAAGAAACTTGGATGGATATGATACCTGAATCACCACAACAATTGACAGAGATTGGTGAATTAGAAGCAACTGCCCCTGATTATGGAGTTGGTAAGTAATGGCATTTTTCAATCTTATCGGCAAAAAGCGTTACATTCCAGAGAATAATTGGAATCGTGGCACTTATCGTGAACTGAAAGCAATTCTTAATGAATTGCCTGAGCATTATCTGGATCAAACTGCTACAATTCAGATGACAGAATCCGATGAGTTTATCTCTGTCGGTTCTATCGGTTGGACTGGTGAAGCATCCACACTGGATGAAGATCACTTTTATCTCACTATTCGCGCCTAATATGCAAAACACCCATCTGCAACATCCTGAAGATTCTATTCTAATGGGTGATCTGAGTGTACTTGATTGGTTCACTCAACCTGCAAATGTTTCCGTGAAGATTGATGGTGCTCCTGCGATTGTATGGGGTGGAGATCCTGCTACAAAAACATTTTTCGTAGGTACAAAAGCAGTCTTCAACAAAAAGAAACTACGAATTGCACACTCTCACGATGAGATTGATCTACATTATGAAGGTGAAGTAGCAGACATTCTCCACGCTTGTTTTGATTGTCTGCCACGAACTGATTGTATTTTTCAGGGCGACTTTATTGGGTTTGGTGGTGATGACACTTACACACCTAATGCAATCACTTATGTTTTCCCTGATCTTGTAATTCAGAGTATCATTGTTGCTCCACATACAATCTATGTTGCTGAGAATGATCTTCGTGATGCTATAGGATCTTGTATGCTTCTTACACCTAAGAGCACTAAAGATGTGCTGTTCGTTCAACCTGAAGGATGGCAAGAAGATGATAAGTTCGATGATATTGTGCGATTTGCACGTCAAATGTCAACTACGGTAGAATATGCCAAAACTAAGACACAAGCACGAAAGATTGAGAAGGTTTTGAATACTTTCATTAAAACTGGTGCTGTGCTTGATCCAGAGGCACTGGCGGACGTTGCCGACTGTGATTTGAACTTAATGCGTTTATGGAAACTTGTAAAGACAATTAAGGAGGATAAGTTAGCAATTTGTGCCACATCTGGTGGTCCTGCTGCATACTTAGGCAAACGATTCATTGGTGCTGAGGGTTATGTACTCACAAATGAGTTTGGTTCATATAAACTGGTGAAAAGAGAAGCATTCTCCCGATATAATTTCAATCACGGTAGGTTCTCTGTGCCAGTAGACTAACTGGCACACTTGGCCGCGGCGATCAATTGATCTGCCCTATACTTAATTCAGTTCAAACAAAGGCAATGCAAGTCACCAGCAAGCGCCACTCCATGGTTGTTGAGTTTCGCCCTCACACTATCCTGACTGATAAGTTTGTCTACACTCTGAAGTTCAAGGGTGGAGCACAATCTATGCGTCTTATGTCCCGTAAGCAGATGAATGAGACCATCAACGCCCGTCTGGATCTGCATGGTTATGTTGTGACAGACTTCCTTACAGAACCTCAGCAGTATATGCCTGCCTGCTGCTGAACCAGTTTATGGGGTGGCACACCACTACCCCAATCTTTTCATCTGATCCCTTATACTAATTTTACTTCAAACAAAGGTAATGCTTTCTACTCTTTCAGAATCTGGTGACTATGCTTCAGCATTTGATATTGCAGCACAAGTTCTGATCCGTGCTATGACGAATCAGGGCAGAGAGTATATCACTCTTTGTGAACTGTACTCTACACTAGGTGCTAAAACCAAAGCAGAAAAAACTTCTGTACGTTGGGCAGTTCGCCGTGCCAAGGATTCTAAGATTCTTAGCAAAACTGGGAGACGTTCAGTTTATGAAGTGTGCTAGTAATCTAACTGGCACACTCTGTCTCTGACTCTGCCTCACTCTGCCCTATACTTAATTCAGTTCAAACAAAGGCAATGACCTATCTCCCTCTTCGCCGTCACGCCACTGCTGAAGACTTCCAGAACTGGGAGAACAAGGCAAAGTCAATGACTGTTGCTGAACTAATGTACGCTGCTAAGGACTGCCGTGAGGTTGCTTCCCTGTGGCGTGGAACCGATCCTATGGTGGAAGGGTTCTATGATGACCAAGCGTCCACTTACGGAACTGTCCTCCGTCGTCGCCAACTGGCGGCAATCTAACCTATACTACAAAGGTACTCAAGGGAATCGCTCAATGACTGACGAAGAACAGCTCACAATGATTGAGGATCAATGCGAACACGTTATCGCATTGTGTGAGACCTATGTTGAGGGTGACTTGCTCGAAGATGTTGGTAACATCCGTGCTCTGTATGAAGAATATGGAGAATGGTTGGATATCTACAATGGTACGCCACAATCACCAAAAGAATACACCACTGCTTGGTGTCCTAACCTAATGGAGTGCGACTCATGATGAATCAAGATCAACTGAATGAGATGCTCACTCTAAGTGAGAACATCCAAGAAATGATCAGCATTGCTGCTGAACTTTGGGAACTGAGTGACTTTGAAGAAAATGCACTCTGTGGTATTGTTTCTGACGCATTTGCAGACAAAGGTATCACACTGGAGGCATTGATCTGATGAAGACCACTACTGCCACCTACAACATTCACATTGAATATCGTGATGGTAATGTCGAAGACTTCAATCGCACGATGCCAACTAAACCCACAACATTCAAGGGTAAGGTAGCACAGAACGATCGAATGGTAAAGTGGGTTGATAAGTATGTCGGTAATCGTGACTGCAAACGCCACACTGTAACTCCTCTTTTTTCCTAATCATGAACTACACTCTCAAGCAACTTCAAGACCGAGTATCAAGTATGATCAAAGAACAGGGAGAAGATGCAGAATGTGCCGCGTGGATTTATACCAAGAATGA